TGACGAGAATATCGTCGATGAGGTTGTAGACACCAAGGTAGTGACCCAAGCTGCGCCCGCCGGCACGATCGACACGTCCGCTGCCGACACTGTGCTGCTGACCGACCCGCCGAAGGATCCGGTCGCCGATGCGGCCGCGACCAAGCAGGGCGACTGGCCGGCAGATTGGCGTGACAAGTTCGCTGGGGGCGATGCCGCGAAGGCCGCACGCCTGTCTCGCTACACCTCTCCGCAAGCGCTGACCGACGCGCTCATCGCCGCTCAGAACAAGATCCGTGCGGGCGAGATGAAGCCTGTGCTCGGCAAGGACGCGAAGCCCGAAGAGATCGCTGCCTTCCGTGAAGCGCATGGCATCCCCGAGGCGCCCGAGAAGTACGACCTGGGTGACATGGAAGTGCCCGAGGGCGAGAAGCCCATGGTCGACAAGTTCCTCGCGTCCGCGCACTCTGTGAACATGACGCCCGATCAGGTGCGCACCGCCCTGAAGGCTTACACCGATATCTCGGAAGAGGCGCGCAACGCCCGCATCGCCCAGGACAACGAGATCAAGGCGAGCGCCGAAGATGCCCTGCGCGCCGAATGGGGCGAGGACTACCGGACCAACATCAACCTCGTGACTAACCTGCTTGATGCAGCACCCGAGGGGCTGCGTGACAAACTGTTACGCGGGCGTCTTGCCGACGGCACGCCGATCGGTTCGAGCCCCGAGGCGCTGCGGTTTCTGGTCGGCCTTGCCCGGGAGAGAAACCCGGCCGGTGTGGTCGTGCCGAGTGGCGTCATTACCGCGCAATCGGTCGACGACGAAATTCAGAAAATTGAAAAGACTATGCGCGAGGACAGAGCGGCGTACAATCGCGACGAAAAGATGCAGGCGAGGTATCGCCAACTACTTGTTTGGCGGTCCTCTCAGAAGGCAGCATAGCCCGCTACCCTCGCAAGAGCCCGGGCATTGAATGGAGCAGTACCACGTAGACACGTAGCTGGCCCCTGTACTGCCGACGGTGACCCCCGAAAGGGCTACCTCACCGTCTGCCGTTAGGCATCCCCGAGCGAATGTCGCAGTTCAACATTTGATTTGGAGAAACCGAAATGGCAGATACTGCGTTTCAAATCCAGTACCGGCAGGAGTTCATCCAGACCTTCGAGCAGCACCAGTCCTTGCTGCGCGAAACGGTGACCACCGAAGCGGTCATCAAGGGTCAGCAGGCGGTGTTCCTCATTGCCGGCTCGGGCGGCGCTGCCGCCACCACGCGCGGCGTCAACGGCCGGATTCAGGCCCGCGGCGACGATCTCACCCAGACGACGGCGACTCTGCAGGAGTGGCACGATCTGGTGCGCAAGACGAGCTTCAACATCTTCGCCAGCCAGGGCAACCAGCGGGCCATCATGCAGATGACTACGATGGCGGTGCTCAATCGCAAGATCGACTCCCTGATCATCACGGAGCTTGCGACGGGTACGGTCACCGTTGGCTCGTCCACGACGGTCCCGTCGGTGTCCATGTTTCAGAACGCCCGTGTGAAGCTGAGCAACGCGTCGGTGCCGTGGGACAGCAATGTCACGCTGCTCTGCCAGCCGAGCTTCATCGCGTACCTGGAGCAGGCGCCCGAGTTCGCGAACGCCCAGTACGTCGACATCCGCCCGTACGCCGGCAACACGGCAAGCTGGCAAGACAAGCCGATGGCTTACCGGTGGCGCAACTGCCTCATCGTCGAGCACCCGGGCCTCCCTGGCAAGGGCACGTCCTCGGAGCAGTCGTTCATGTACCACAAGACTGCGATCGGGCACGCGGCTGATACGGGCGGGATGCAGTCGCCCGTGGGCTACGACGAGGAGCAGGACTACTCGTGGGCTCGCGCGTCGTGCTTCATGGCGGCCAAGCTGCTCCAGAACGCCGGGGTTGTGGTCATCACTCACGACGGTTCGGCGTACGCCTAACCTTCATCCATAGGAGAGATCACCATGGCATACCTCGGTTCGACTCAAAGCAGCAGCGTTGCAAACCCGCCCATCCAGATGTTCGGCTCCGTTGGCGCCGGCCCCGATGTGCGGATCACCGGAGGTTCCACCCTGCTCTACACCGGCAACAACTATCAGCAGTCCTCGACTGCGACGGTTCGCCCCGGTCTGGGCTCGGGTCAAAGCTTCTGGATGTACAACACCACGGACATGACTTCGTCTCCCTGGGACGGGTCGTACTTCACCGACGGTGGCGCGCTCGGCATGCGCCCCGGCGACGTGGTGTGCATCGTGCAGCACGGCACGACCGTGATGTCGTCCTACTACCTGCGCTTCGCGGTGGTGGGCTACGTCACCACGGCCGGTACGGCGATCCTGAGCACGCAGTCGCTCGTGTCCTGTTCGACGTAACAAGCAACCCCGCTCAGGTACTGCACTCCCTGGGCGGGCCCGGGGCTCATACCGAGCCCCGGGCCATTTTCCTAACCGTAGGAGACATCAATGCCCGAAGAAAAGAAGCGCTCGCCCATGATCGATCAGACTCGCATGCGGCTGGCCGAGTACGAACGGCAGGACTGGGTTGCCAACATCGAGTTCGGCACGCCCACCGACGCCTTGCTGGTTCCTGGTTTCTGGGCTCACATGGCCTCGTATCTGCGCCCCTACGATCATATCGAAGCCCGTTCCGACGACGGCACCTGGGTGGCCTACCTTATCGTCACCGGATGCGACCGAACCTGGGCTCGGGTCGTGATCGACCGCGTGGTCAACCTGACCACCCGCGACGTCGCCGAATCCCAAGCCGTTGCTCCGACCCACAAGGTCGAGTGGAAAGGCCCGCAGAACAAGTTCACGGTGATCCGCATCGCGGACGCGGAGCCGATCAAGATCGGTTTCGCGACCAAGGACGAAGCGACCAACTGGATGCGCGAGCACGAGCGCGTGATCGGAGCCGCCCCGGCGTGACGACACGGGCCGACAGGCGGGGTGTGCTGCGGCGGGCCGTACTGACCCGGCAGGCCCAGCCTTTCGCCCTTGATCGGTACACGGTCGCAGCCCTGCCGCCCGCGTCCCAGTGGACCGGAGCCCAGGTCCACGTCTCGGACGAGACGGGCGGGGCCATTACGTGCTTCTCGGATGGCGTGAACTGGCGCCGGATCTCGGACCGGGTTGTGGCATCCGCGGCGGTTCCCACAGCCTTGTCGGCCACGGGTGCCACCGCCGGCAATCTGAACGCGGTCATCGGCCCGTACCTGAAGTCGACCGCCCGGGCGGTCGGAACATTTGTCGGGGCCGCTCGGGCGGCGGCCGCACTGTCCGCCTCGGGGGCGACCTCTGGAGCCCTCCAGACGCCGCCCAAGGTGCCGACAGACCTGGATGCGGACGCAGTAGCAACCGGAGCCATGCGCACCGCCACGCGCGTCTCCGTGGCTCTGGCGGCCACTGGCGCGGCGACGGGCACTTTGCGAGGTACGGCAGCATGACGATCAACCGACTGTCCTTGTACAACAACGCCCTGCTCATGGCTGGCGAGCGGGCGCTAGCGTCCCTGACGGAGGCTCGGGAGCCCCGCCGCTTGCTTGACCAAGTCTGGGATACGGGGGGCGTCAAGAAGTGCCTGGAGCAGGGGCAGTGGAAGTTCGCCATGCGCACGGCCGAGGTCGACTACGACCCGAACGTGTCGCCGCCCTTTGGCAACGCCCGCGCGTTCAGCAAGCCCAGCGATTGGGTACTGACCTCTGCCGTGTGCCTGGACGCCTACTTTCGCCAGCCGTTGTTGAACTATACGGATGAGTCCGGCTACTGGTACGCGGACGTCGACACGATCTACGTTCGCTATGTATCGGACGACAACGCCTACGGCATGAACCTCGGCCTGTGGCCCGGGAGCTTTGAAGACTTCGTCGCCGCGTTCTTCGCGGAGCGAGTCGTGTTCAAACTTTCCACGTCCGAGGAAGCCCTGAGCAAGGCCGCCAAGCGGGTCGAGCGGCTGAAGAAGCTTGCCTTGAGCCGGGACGCCATGGCCGACCCGTCCAAGGTCTTGCCCCCGGGGCGCTGGAACCGGGCTCGGTTGAGCAACTCGGCCAGGAACGATCTGGGCTACCGCACCGGGGACTTGTACTGATGGGGCAACTCACGTCCGTTCTGCTTGCCTTCAACCGGGGAATCGTCGACCGGCTGGGGCTTGCACGCGTGGACGTGAAGCGTCTTGCCATGAGTGCCGAGGAGATGTGGAACTTCATTCCTCGGGTGCTCGGCTCGATGTCCATTCGCCCCGGATGGAAGTACCTCGGGGCCACCCGGTCCAACCTTGCGGCCAAGTTCATCCCGTTTGTGTTCTCGACCACGGACACGCACCTGATCGAGATCACCAACAACACCATGCGCATCTGGTGGGCGGACGAACTTGTTTCCCGTGAAACAGTTGGCACCGGGCTCACCAATGGCGACTTCACCAGCGACATCAGTGGTTGGACCGACAACGATGAGGTGGGGGCCGCGTCCACTTGGCACGCGTCGGGTTACCTGCAACTGTTGGGCGACGGGACCAATGCAGCGATCGTCGACCAGGCAGTGACCGTCTCCGGTGGCGACTCGGGCGTGGAGCACGCGCTGCGGGTGGCCGTGGTTCGAGGCCCGGTCACTATCATGGTCGGCAGTGTGCAGGGTGGCGAGCAGTACGTGCGCGAGCTTTCTTTAGGCACGGGAACGCACTCACTGGCATTCACGCCGACGGGTACGTTCTACATCCGGCTGATGTCCCGCCTGTCGCGCCCGGTTCTGGTCAATTCGGTCAGCATCGAATCCGGGGGAGTCTTCAGCATCGATGCTCCCTGGGGGACTTCCGACCTGGACAATCTGCGCTGGGACCAGTCAGGAGACTATGTCTTCGTAGCCTGCGCCGACACCAAACCCCACATGATCCAGCGTTGGGACATCCACTCGTGGAGCGTTGTCGAGTACGAACCAGAAGACGGGCCGTTTCGCACGGAAAACACGACGACCAAGACCCTTACCCCGAGCGGTATCAATGGCTCGATCACGCTGACGGCAAGCGCCAATCTGTTCCGCACCACTCACGTCGGGGCGCTCTTTCGCCTCACTTCGGACGGCCAGACTGTGGCGAGCAACATCTCGGCCGCGGACACCTTCACCAACGCCATACGCATAACAGGCGTGGATTCGTCGCGGGTGTTCACGATCATCCTGGCCGGGACGTGGTCAGGCACGGTCACGCTGCAACGCTCCCTCGATTCCGACGAGGGGCCGTGGGAAGACGTGGCGTCTCCGACCTGGACCGGCAACACGACCGAGACCTACGACGATGGTCTGGACAATCAGATCGCGTGGT